TGAGAACTCCCCTAGATCTAACCACCCTGTACATAAAATAATTAGAGATGCATCTTCAGTTATTGTACCAACAATGTATGGTGGTGGTGTTATTACAGGTAGTCTTAAAGCTGCTACAGCGGCTAGAAGCATCCCTACAGCCACACGTGTACTGGGTACTATTGCAGCTCATGCTGGAGTAGATACTGCAGTTACATCTATATCATCTCATTCTAAGGAACAGGATAATATAGCACGTACACTTAATGATTGGTTAGGTTGGGATATACCATGGGCTACCAGAGACACAGATAGTCCAGATGTTATCCGTAAAAAGAACATCTATGAATCAGCTGGCTTGAGTGTCGGTGTAGATTTACTAGGAGCTGCGTTTTCACTAGGTAAGATAATGAAACCTATCCCCGGTGATGAGGTAGCAGAACAAGCACTAGCTAGACATGCAACAGGCTTTGAAGGTCAAGATCCTATAACACAAAATGTCTTAGGTAGGAAGTCTAGTAGAACACAAGCTCAACGTGCAGAGACTGCAAGAAGATTAATGAAAGATCCTGAGGGTAAAGCCTATGATCCATTTATTAATGAAGCACCTGCAGAGACTTGGAAAGCTGTAGATGATGTTGATATCAATCCACAGTTAGCTAAGATAGATAACTATCGTATTCAAAATAACATTGGTACTACCAACGGTAGAGCTAGAGGTGTCGTAAACTCAGGCTTTATGGAAAACCTCAAGTATGCTGATGTAGCAAGTAGAGCTAGGAAACTATTACAACCATTGTTTGACTCTGAGATTTCAACTAAACTTGGAGCTAAGATTAAGAATAACGTAGTACCTCCAGCAGAAATTAACAAAGGAATTACTAAACTATATGATCAGGTATATAACCCTGAAATTAGTTTACAGGAAATGGAAGGTATCATAAACACCATGAAGAAGGGTGTCTACCAACAACAGAAGTTCCTCAATCCAGATGAATATCAGGTTATGACAGAAGCTTTTACGAAAGCTTTTACTGATCTATATAACCCTAAGGTTATGCGTGCTTCAGCTATGGTTACAAACCAAGCTGCTGGTACTGTAGCTGATGCATCTGCAGCTGTAGGAATGATTGGTGATATCTCCAGAACTACCAGACAACAAGAGATTATACTTGATAAACTTCAGTTAATTAATAATGAAGTTAGAATCAATAGATTCATTGCTAACAAAGCAGATGAGTTTAAAACTCTTGTAAGATCTAAAGATCCAGTTGTAGTGAACCAGTGGTTACTTACACAATCAGATGAGTTTGCTGAAGGTATTGGTCAAGCTGTAGTTAAAAGTGATAAAGACTTTGAAGTATTAAAGAAGATTGCTAAGGATAAACCAGAGTTCTTAAAACCTATGGCTAAAGCTCTCGAAGCTACAGACGGTAAGGTTGATGAGATCTGGAAACTACATCGTTGGCATGAACACAACATAGGTTTTGTTAAGAAAGCATTTATAGATGGTGAACCAGAACTACCTAGTCTTGTTGTACAAGGTATGAATGGTGTACGCTATAATAATATACTATCTGGACTAGCACCAATACGAGCTATTACAGGTAACAGTATGTTAACTGCATTCAAACCAGCATCCGTACTTGTAGGTGCTAAACTCACAGGTGATGTAAAAGCATTTAAACATGCTCAATGGACCTATGGTGGTATAGCTGAGAACCTTAAGCGTGCATATAAGATGATGGGAGATGAGTGGCGTTTAGCTAACTCTAAACCTGAGGCTGCTATGATGCGTGGTAGGGCTGACTTAAGACAAGCTAAGATGGATAGCTTTGAAGCTGTTGAAGCTATGTCTGAGGTATGG